CTTGCTTGTATCTTTAGGTTGTATTTCCATATAATATCCTTTTCGTTTATTATAGAGGAAAAGAAAGGGTCTGTCAAGACCCTTTGAGTTACTTGCTCAAAAAAGGAGCCAACTCCGGCGGCACCCACCCTACGGGTTTCAATACCTTACCGTCCTCACGTTTACGAACCTTGCCAGTCTCTTTATCAATCTTGGCGAAGTTTGTACTCATAACTTCTTTCCATGCCCCCTCTGCATCGAAGCCGCCACTGTGTATTGCACCAATGGTAACAACTAAGATATCAATCAATGCATCTAGTTCCTCTACATCGTTATTCATTGCTCGTGCTTCTTGAAGTTCTTTAAATTCTTCTTCAATTAAATTGAGGTACATATCATACTGCCCCGGATCAAACTGATCGATTGTTTGATCACAAGCTCGCATAAACTTTTCTTGATCTCTAAATGGATTGGTCATATTATAAATTATTAAACAGTACGTCTTTAGGCGGCTCGTCGGATGATAGTAAAATATCTTTATTATCAACTCGACGAATGATAATTTCATCACCACTTTCGTCTTCAATAGTAACACCTCGAGTCCATCGACCGTGGTCAATATAGACCCACTCGCCAACTTTAACATCTAATTGTTCCGGACCTACTGCGTATACTCGACCCCATCTTGGTTTAATACCAGATGATTTTCCGTTACCTGATAATACTACAATACCAGATTGCGTGGTCTCGTCACCAAATTCCATATCTCTAATTAGGACATGATCACGGATAGGTCTAATCTTGCCTCGCGTTACATTTAGACTCATTCTGCCTCCGAGTCAAAGTCTTCAAATTTTGATTCGGGGGTATTGACAACAGGTGCTGCCGCCGGTGAGGTCTTTGCAGGTTTAGCGGCCTTTGTTGGAATTGCATCTGCATGAGCGTGATACTCAGTCATTACATCTTCACGTTTCTTAATGATTTTGCCACCGGGGCCTAATTCATCGCCGCGAGCATTAACTTTAACATTACCTACTGCCAAAGTCATTTCGTTTTTAATACGTAATTTGTCAAGGTCAATTTCTTTGCCTTGCATAGTTCTATAAACACTATTTGCCATTGTTATCTCCTAACATTATATAATTACTTATCTCAAGAATTCATGCCAGTCTAAATTATATTTTAAACTGTCAATCCTATGTACACCTATTAAGTATAGCACATAACTGGCTACACTACTACCTCGTCCTACACCCCAAACTACATTATTAGCTCTAAGTGTATCTACAATGTACTTTAATACAAATAGTAGATCTAGCATGCCGTGCTCGATAAATGCTTCTAACTCTTCACTTACTCGATCTGTTTGCTCTTTAGTAGAGCACATTCCGTAGAGCATCTCTACTAAATTTAGATAATAATCTTTGGGTATAAACCAATCTGATTGATTAGCTTCATCAAAACTTCTTTGATCTGTAGATGGACCAATATGTTTAGGACTAATTCCTAAATTTTTGAACAAGTTTTGTACTTCAACTGTGGGCTCTGCAAAAATTTGATCAATATGTTCTATCTGCCCTTTGTAGAGCATGTTAAAAATATCGTGTTCTTGAAAGATGGGGTTACCGTAAGAGTCTGATAGCATCTAGCTATTTTACTTGACATTGATCAGTTTGTCAAGGCCTTTGTCTCTATTTTGGTATTGTTGCTGCCACATTTTAGCTCGTCTGCTTTTTAGTTCTTCATTATATAGATCTAAGAACATGGATATTTGACTTTGTATGGATGGGTTGCTACTCTGCCAATACTTTTTACTAAGTTCAGAAACTCGAGTTTCAATTTCAGTATCTTTTAATTGTGAAAAATCTTCGGCTAACGGATGCATTATACAAATTCTCCAACGTAACTAATATACATTTTGCTGCCAGTTCCGTAATCGTATTTCCATGCTTCAACAACGACAGTGGATCCTGCAGGTACTGCTATTGCATGGCTTGTAAATTTTCCGCTGTCATCATCTGATACAGTAGCCAATGCATTAGTTGCAAATGTAACGGTGTGTGATGTTGCTTTTAAATTTTCTAAATGAATTCGCACTTTGGCAAACCGACTGTCAAGTGTTGGCCAGTTAGTTAATGTTAATGTAATGTTCGCATCACTAAGCGTAATTCTATGATAATCCCCAGTAGAAACATCTAAGTTAGCTGTAGCTGCTTCAAGAATAGTAGCAACAGAACCATATAATTTTTTAGTTACTGCATTTTGTATAATATTGCCGGCGAAATCATTAGCTACATTTAGTTTGGCTGTGTTTAGTTGTAACTCTGAAATTTCAGTTGCTGCCTGAGACAGCCCAGTTTTAGTAATTAGGAAGTTATCCCTAAATCCTTGGCTGTTATTATCTTGCCCTGCTACTGGAAAAGCAGAGTCTATGGTTGATGATACTATCGCACTGGTCATGTTATTATGGTCCTGTCATTTCTAAATACGATATATTTATCAGTGGTATCGCCGGTGACAGAATCTATTGTATACCTATCAATGGTGTAGTCGATTTTATTAAAGCTAAAATCCGTATTATTTTTTAAATAATTTTTAATGTTTAGTAATATGTCAGCACCTCGCCCAACTTTACAGAAGCATAAGGGAATAGCATTAACAAACCCTAATTCTTGAACGCTACCGTCCTGAACTGTTCTCATCCATAAGGGCATATAGTTTCGGTCGTGTAGTCCCAGTTGCTCAATACGCTTGCGCCATAAAGAAATACTTGCCGGTCCTCTAAACTCACCATCTGGGTATACATCGTTACGATCCGCCGTAACTGAATAAGGTTGAGGTCTGCCCCAAAATCTTTCTGAAGTATCAAACGGACCATTAAAGTAAATGTTTGTTTGATCAACTGTTGTTAGTATAGGATCTATTGACCCTGCCACTGCTAAGTCTAAAGTTTTACCAGCAATTTCGAGTGGATCAATAACATCAATATAAATTACTTCGTACACTACAGTATTGGTAGCTGGCACTTTTGCTTGAGCTAGTTTGATATCACCTAATTTAAAACGTTTCTTACGATGGTTTTGCCCAACTACTGATACCACCTGTGCCGCAGTTTTAGTTTCAATACCGGCATACACAGACATTTTTAAATCATTTTGTATGCCAAAATTAGTATCTCCCGGTCTATAGATAGCAGTGGCATCAAACACGCTACTATTTCTAATAAATGTTTTGAACATTTCTCGTTGATCTAATTTAAGATACGGTTTAGCAGTTATATTACTATACAATCTATTGTTTGGAGTAATAACAGTTAGGTTAAATGTTCTTGATATTGCACTGTAGCCTAATATGTCTCGAGCATTTATTGTAAACGAATATTCACGATCAAGGGTAGTAGTACCTGCATCTAAACTAAAACTGCTGCCGTCGAATGTAACAATACCTTGATTTGTAAAAGTGTGTACAATCCAATGACTTGTATTAAATGTTGCACTTGTGCTAGTCATGATGGCTTTGTAATATATTCCATTACGTAAAACTACATTGTTTATATTGTAATTTCGCATGGCTGTCCATAGGCCTTGATATTGTACGCTATCACCAAACTGTGTTACTTTGCCCACAATCTCACCATCTAATGCAAGTGTTAATCCTGGCGGTAATTCTCCGCTAGTTTTTACGTATAATATAACAGAATCGATAATTGTAGTAGATGCAACAACAGATAAGTTGCTAATTAAATTGGCTTCAATTAACCCTAAGTTTGATCCAGAGATCCATCCCATTACACTTTCAACTTCACCTAATACTTGCACAGTAAATGTACGTTTGCTAGTGGCAGTCTCTGTGCGATCGCTGAGTCGAGTTGCACTAACGGTAAATTTGTAAGTTTTAGTAATTGCTGGCTGATACGGAACTATTCCAAATACTTCAGCAGTTCCTTGGTCAAATTGCATACCTGGAGGTAATACACTTGCAGTCAAGTCTGGATTTACTGTATCTAATGAGTAGACAATCGGCCCAAGATCTAAATCCTCGTATGTGTCTAATCGTATAGTTTGATAATTGTTTGCTCTGCGCACTCCAAGGTTAGCAGGAGTAACCCAGATTGGCGCACGTACATAAGTTGCGTCAACCATAAACGATCCTGAACCGGCAGTGGTAATTGTATTGTCTGCTCTAAAGTAATCGTCGCCGACTACATATATTTTAAATTTTCGTTTTACTTCTGTGTCACCATCGGTAATCGTTGCTATAAATTCGTAGTTACGATTTAATTTTTTAGGACTAAGACTTGCAGTACTAAAATCAAAAATTGCAGTATCGTAAATATAGCTATCATATCCGTTGGACGACCTGTAACCAAAGTCAAATGCAACGGTGTCATACACTGCGGTGTCAAAAAACCCATTGCCAGCAGTTGCTGGAATAACTAGGGCAGGTTGTACCCACCCAGCAATCCTTCCGGAGTCTGTTAACACTAAACCTGGAGGAAGAGACCCTTCGTTACTGGCAATAAAATACTTTAATGATTGCCCGGCAGCAGTATCGGCGTCAGTTGCTAACAATTGAAAATCAATATAGGAACTATCAAGAATATAATAGACATTGTTAGGACCAACAGGAAGAGATCCGGCCGCAGTTTGCCATTGTGGTTGATCCGCACCTTCAATAGTCCAAAAGAATGTTCTGTCGGCAAGGTCTGTTCCGTTACTAGCTCTAACAACAAATTTAAAATCAGTTGTACGAGGAACCTCAAACGGTGATCCTTGAATAGTATTGTTTACTATTCTTAGACCGGGAGGCAACTTGCCAGAAATAATTGAATATGTAATTCCTGAGCTGTTATTAGCAGGCAGCGGTGTATTAACTACACTACGTTCTTGTACTGTATCAAACCTGTATCCAGATTGCGCAGTCCATATGTTCAATGCCATTACAAAGTCCTTCTTATTCTAGTTCTAGGATATACTGCACCAGTAGTTGGTCTTGGTTTGTAATTAATCTTTGGAAATGTATTTCCGCTAAGTAGTCTTTCTTTGGCGTAGTACAGAAATAAATTTGCAGCACCTTGTAAGTCTTGACCGTCTGCAGGACCCCCGCTAGTTGCAGTAAGTTGATTTGTCTTTGCATATCCTAAAATATATGCTTTTGCAGAAGTTTGATTCATATGCGGATATATTTCAAGAGCACATGCTAACACCCCGGCAACTTGTGGGCTGGCCATACTAGTCCCGCTGTACTTGCCTAAATAATATGTTATGCCACCTGGCGCTCTAGTTTCACTAACACCACTAGGTAATGCACTTATAATGTAAGTACCTGGAGCCCATACGTCAACTCCTTGGCCACAGTCGCTATATAACACTTTCTGGTCATTTTGAATAGTATCAACTGAGCCTACGCATATAGCTGGTAAGTTATATGAGCTGCTATCATTTGCAGTGGGACTTGTACCTCTCATATAAAAATATGGATTACTTACACTTAACGGATATCGACTAGCCATCTCAAAACTATTGTCCCAGTCTAAGCCTCCAGGAACATCGTGTTTCCATCGTCCGTTGCCAGCAGCTCCAACCATTATAATACCTTCGCTATACAAAGTTTCTATATCAGAATCACATGCATTTACACGTACTGGTATACGCTGCCCACTAATAAAACCCCAATCGTTTAATTGTTGAGTAGTAAATCCACCGCCTGATGTTTTTCTATTGTTAGCACCTTGTTGCAAATCTATTGTATCAGGGGTTGCTTCATAAAATGTCCACTCACACACCATTCCTGGACTGCCCACAGTGCCACTAACAGCAGCATTGCCTTCTACACGTACTCTATATGTTCTATTAGGACTAGTACCTTCAGTACCGTAATAAATTCTTTGTACAGAGTTGTCAGCACACGACCACATGATTTTAGGTAAGTTAGGATTTGTTGCACTAAGATTTGTATATTGAGTAGATCCGCTACCAAATGTTATGTATGTATTAGTGCCTACATATATTGTATTATAAGAAGTTCCTAGGTAATTTATACTGAACGGTAATGCTAATGTCCAAAAGCCGTCATCGTTGTTACCACTAGGTGGAGTAGTTGACGCAGTTAGTGATGCCGCACCTAATAAGCTGTTTGTAATTTCTGTAACACTTGCAGCAGCAGGAGTACTTTCAGTAACTACAACTACGCTCATGGCAGTAGCATATTGCGCCCCTGCTGGATTGGTTGCTGTAGTATTAAATTTAATTTTGTAGATAATATTATTCGGTAACGTGTATGTGCGATCAATTAGTGTTTCAACAGTTCCACCGTTGTCAGATTGAGCAGGGCCGTCGGTATATCTAACAATTTCTTGATCTAAATTATTTAAAATAATAAGGTCGGCACTAAGAGACATGTTACCTGAGATAGCATCAACCGCTACATTGTGTATTGCATGTATATCTGCAGGACCTTGTATTGTAACTTCGTAACTTGCATCGGGTTGTGATAACACTGTTAGATATGCTTGTTGTCCTTCTTGACTCCAGCTAACAGGTTTAGATACAATACTACCACCAGGTGGTGTATACGGGCCACTCGTAGTAATCCGGTTTCCTTTGTTTTCTTCGCCGATTAGCAAGGCTAATCTAGCATTAGCTGTACACACACCGCTGTATCCAGTATAACTAACGGCACCGCCAGGTGTATACCGTTGACCTCGATAAGTAACAGCGGTAATATCACTAAATGACCATTCACTTGGAAATATACTCATACCCCAGCTGTTGTTAACAATAGTTGGATTTTTTCTACCTGTTGCAATATTTACTGATTTATTTCTGTGGAATGCTCTTATGTAATCAAACACATAACTAAAGTTACCAGTATTGCCAGCATCATAATAGATGTTGTAAATATTAGCATCTCTCGCCCATCCTTGAGTATTACCAGCTACTGTTCCAGATACGTGGGTAGAGTGACTGCCAGTGCCGTACGTCCATGACCCGTTGGATCCATTTCCAATTTCGGCATTGTGCTGTCCCCAGTTATATTGCACGGACCTGGTGCCACCAGTTCCATCCGCGTTAACTGCATATTCAGGATGATTCCATACTATACCATCTTCGTCACATATTACAACATCTACATTTTTACCAGTTTGAGTTAAGGTAATTGTGCCAGTTTGTGCAGCCGTACCTGAGCCATTACCTTCGTAGCCGGTGCCAGACCAGCCTGACCGCTGTACTCCTTCAGTGCATCTTAACAATGCCCAGTTTTTCATAGTGTTAGACGTGCCACTTGATTTATCCCAAGCAGTGCTAGTTTGTTCAATAGCACATGTGCCAGCCTTAATACCTAACATCGACGATACGGGAGTTACAGAATTGATTCTTGGATCTTGTCTTAACAAGTCAGCTTCCCAGTCTGCTAGAAGATAATGGGTGTTCCTGCTAGTAAGTTTACGATGTACACAGATAACACTTCTTTCAAGTTCTGCGCTTGGAGGACTTTTACCTTCAGTTTCTAACTCATCGTATATTGATTCAAGATCACTAAAATCGTGTACAGTTACAATATACTCTTTTGTTTTAATGTAGTCTGATATAGACATATTATACCTCTAGTTGTACAATAGTTAATGTGACTGTAAATGAAGCGGGCGATCCTGATTTGTTTGTAACAGCAATTGGAATATTGTTAGTTGGTGATAACTCATTGTTAAATCCAAAAACTCCAGGAGACATTAAAATTATTTGACTACTAGTAGTAATAACCTCTGCAATTACTCCGCTGCCTGGAGTAGGATCAGTCCCTTCAAGTCTACTAGAATCGGCTGTTCTACTAGCAGTATCGGTATAAATTCTAACCCATGCAGCACCAGTGACATTTATTTTATAAAGAATATACCCTTTATATCCAGTTATAGTAATATTGTCTGTTGCACCGTTAGCAATACTAGTAGTGGTTCCAGTAACAGTTCCTCGTGATACTAATCCACTACTAGAAGCTGTGGCCCAACTTAGGGCACCGTTGCCATTAGTAGTTAATACTTGTCCAGTAGCACCATCTGCGCCAGGTAGTGTCCATGTTACATTAGCACTAACAGTAGTAGGCGCCTGAAATGCAACCCAATTTGAGCTGTCTGCATCTGCAAATCTTAAATCGCCCTGTGCATTAATTTGCATATTTGCTGCAACGTTAACTGTTGTAGCAGTTAGGGTTAATGTAGTTCCGCTTACATTTTGTATTTCATTAACCTTCCAAACCCCAGTAGAGTTAAGTTCTGCCCTGACACCCAGTCCGGTAGTACTGTTAGTTATAAAGGTTAATTTGGTAGGAACTCGATTCGTTGTTACTGCACCATCAACAGTAGCAGTTACCACAGCACCTGCAATAGGATTTGTTCCATCGAACCCTGCAAATGCCAATTCGCCTAGATCGTCTCCTATGCCAACAACTGTTGGGGTAACACTTGTGCCTCTAGATCGGTACATAGTCCAGTTCACAGCATCAACATTATTATGATGTTGAGTAAACAACAACCCTGAAGTTGTTGCGCTCGAATAACTATCTCTAGTTATAATTAAATTTCCGTCTGCACTAGTAGCAGAATCACCAATTACTAAAGTACCTCTTACAGACAAGTAACCAGAGCCGTCTGGATCAATAATGATATTTCCATTGCTTGTACTAACAAGTTTTTTCCCGTTGATGTCTAAATCACCGCCTAGTTGAGGACTAGTATCTTCAACAACATTATTAAGTACGCCGCCAATGATATTTCCACCAGCAGTTGTTCCGTCACCAATATATAATATCTTAGTATCAGTCGTATAAATTAGTTCGCCCGTATCAGGAGTGATAGTTAATCTTCCGCCTGTCCCTGAACCGTCAAGGCCTCTTCTAATCTGTAATGCCATTGTTGTCTCCTAAACCTTTTAAAATGTACCTAAATCTAAGCTAAAGCCTGCCGGTGCACTAAACGTACCAAAATCTAAACTTCCGCCAGCGCCACCGGTTGAGTTAATAGTAACATCACCGAGTCCATTTGTTGGACTAATTGAAATATTTGTTCCAGCAATAATCTTAGTTACGCCGCCGGCAGCAATAGTACCCGGGTTCCACTGACTTGTTCCGCTGTTCCAGACAAGTGTTTGTCCATTAGACGGAGCAACAGATACCGTATCTACATCAGCTAACGCATTAATGCTTGACGAAGTGTATACACCATTAGTTACTGATCCAGCATTGCCACTAATATTACCACTTATTTTGCTGCCAGCTAAACTAGTAATCCATGTAGGATCCGAATAGCTTCCATTTGTATAAACACCATTAGTTACTGATCCAGCATTGCCACTAATATTACCACCAATAGTTGAACTAAATGTCTTTATACCACCAATAGTTTGATCACCTGTAGTATACACACCATTAGTTACTGATCCAGCATTGCCTGTAACATTGCCTGTGACTGTACCGACTACATCTCCAGTGAACAATCCGGAAGCGGCATTGAATCTAATAACGTTTCCGTTATCGATAATGTTGCCTCTGTACTCACCAGTACCTGCATTAAATCTTACAATGTCCCCATCATCAACAAGATTGCCTTTATGAGTGCCAAGTGTATTACCAGTTACATTACCAATAACTGAACCAGTATGTGTTCCATTGGTATTACCAGTTACATTACCAGTTACATTACCAGTTACATTACCAGTTACATTACCAGTTACATCACCGATAACGTTGCCAGTATGTAATCCAATAGTATCACCTAACACATCGCCAGTTACATTGCCAACTACTGCGCCAGTATGAAATCCTGTAGTATCTCCAGTTACGTTACCAGTTACATTACCAATAACTGGGCCAGTATGTAACCCATCAGTATCACCTAGAACATCGCCAGTTACATTACCAATGACCGCGCCAGTATGTGTACCATTAGTATTACCAACAACATTGCCAACAACATTACCTTGTACATTGCCTAATAAATTACCAGTTACGTTGCCTGTGTAACTTTCAGAACTAATAGTAATAGTATTTGCGTCAGTTCTAGTAACTGTTACGTTTGTACTACTTGCAAATTTAATACTATCTTGAGATAAATCTGTTCCGTTCAATCTTACACTGGCGCCGCCTGTTGCTGTTTCAGCTGTTATATCGTAAGTTACAAATCCGTCAACTGGGCTAGCATCAATCCATGCTCCGTTATAGTAAACGTATAGTCTGCCTTCAACTGTACTCCACCATAGTTCACCTTGTTCAACTCCTGAAATAGGAGGAACAGATCCAACATTAGCACCGTAAACTGTACTGTATAGTTCTAAAATATTAGCATTGACTTTCTGAAATGCCACACGTAGATCATCACCTGTGCCGTCGTTTGCGTAAGTTCCTAGATTAATAGTTTGTATTGCCATATCTCGCTCTCATTATACTATATTTAGCTGGTTCTGACTTTTGCTAAACCTAGCCAACTTAAAGTGCGTATATAAAACCAACCTATGTCAAATT